CTGAACGGATCCTGATCATTGTTACTCTGATTGCTGGATTGCCTATCTCCGCCGCTGTTGTAGCTTTGGTTTTGATTGCCGGACTGTCCGCTGCTACCTCTTGATTCTAGGAACTGAACGCTATCTGCCAGGACCTCAGTAACGTAAACTCTGACGCCATCTGAGTTATCGAAGCTTCTGGTCTGGATCCGGCCGTCTACGCCGATTTGACTGCCTTTGCTCATGTAATTAGCCAAATTTTCCGCTGGCTTTCTCCAGCAAACGCAGTTGATAAAGTCCGCCTGCTGCTCACCGTCATTTTTGAATGGTCGATTGACTGCCACAGTGAAGTTACATACCGCCACACCATTCGGTGTATATCTGAGATCCGGGTCTTTCGTAAGGCGCCCAACAAGCACCACTCTGTTCAACAAGTAAATTCCTCCCTATGCCACATGCACGATAGTGCCGGTGATCTTTTGCACTTCTTCCTTGAATAACTGCTCGTTGCTGTTTGTATCGCTCAGATGAAGCAAATGGACGCTCTGCAGCTTACTGAGATCATTGGCATGCAGAAAATCCTTCATGTTCTCCAAACTGAAATGTGAGCGCATGAGACGTTTCTTCATTGCCTTATGAACTCGCCCGCTTTCAATGTTCTCGTTCAGAATGTCCATGGAGTAGTTGCACTCCACCATCAGATGCGTCAGACCTTTGAACTTGTACCGGATGTAATAGGTGTCTGTGGCAAATAGCAATTTCTCGCCTACCTTATTTGCCAATAGAAAGCCAAGTGGTTCAGAGACGTCGTGCTGCACGTCAAATGGCATGATAGTCCATGTGCCGATCGTGAATTGTTCCTTAGACCGGATAATTCTCGGATGATAGATATCAGTGTCTATGGCCTCCGCAGTACCTCGAGACATATAAACGGATATGCCGCGCTTCATAACTTCTGTAACGCCTGCACAGTGATCTTTGTGTTCGTGAGTTATCAAGCAACCCTGAATCTCCGATACTTTGAAGTTAAGAGCCTGCTGGATTGATTTATAACGAATGCCGCACTCCAGAAGGAGAGGCGTACTGCCATCGGTCACCCGATAGCAGTTGCCGGCACTTCCGGTGGCCAGCACCTTTATGTCAATCAAAACCCGGGGCCTCCTTCCGGTTCGCTCTGTGACTCTTCTTCCTGCTGGTACTGTTCCGGTTCACTTTCATCAGTGGAGTACGTGACCGGTTCTTTTGCATCTACTGTTTCAGTCGCTTCAATGTCGATATATTCTGCATTTGCGTTCTCGCGAATCTCTTGTTGCGCCTGCGCTTCTTGGATGCGATCATCAGTCGCGTTAAAGTGGTTCATTAGCAAGCTGCTGTCATCACTAGAGTTGAGGTACTTTTTGCAAGCACGATTAATGACTGTTTTCTTCGCCATTTCCTGCTTGAACTCATCATGCGTGGATCCTTTCTTCTCGACTGTCTGATCTTTGCCCCAGAACTGCGCTTTACTCCATGCCTGACGGATTTCTTCGATAGTCATAATTTCGTGATAATATTCGTTGTCCGGCAGCGTGATCGTGCAGTATGCACCAATGATTTTCTCTTTATTGATGTTGCCGAACTTCTGCTTGTGGGTTAGGTTTTGTACCCGACCGTTGATCATCTCATAATTAACTTCATCGCCATCATAGATGACCGCTGCATCTATAGCTTTGGCGCCTGTTACTCGCTTCGTAACGGCCATGGTGCCGAAGTATGAGCGTTGGAAAGTCAGCTGGTTACCGTAAACAATGAAGTAACCTTGCTTTTTCGATGGGGAAAGACCCTGCACCACCATGTCAAGTAATGAGTTGGCGATGCTATCCTTCGTGCAGACTTCCAAAGCTGGCTTCTTATTTCGATCCTGTGTGTTTTGCAGAATCAGCCAAGCACTTTTCATGGCATTTTCCGGGCTGTAGGAGGCTGGGAAGTGCAACTCCCCATTCTCCTGAAATTCCTTCACCTTCGTTGCTACAACGTCCACTGTGTCTTTTTTAACTAGTGCCAACTCGTTTGATTTACTCATTAGTTGAGCCCTCCTTGATTTTGCTTAATATAATCTCGCGCTGCTGCAATTGCTTCCAGCACTTCATCAGATGCTTGTTTAGCTGCCGCATCCAATTTATCGATAATTTCTTGTTCTTCACGATCGCGGCCATATCTTCGCAAATACAGCCCTTGTTCGTCTGAAAACATTTCAATAGGCGTGCCGGCCTCCCAGCCGTTAACCTTCCGGACTTCTTTTGGAACTACAACTCGCCCTAGTTCATCCATTTTGCGTACAATTCCCAATGCTTTTTTGCCCATTTTATATAGCCTCCTGAAGGTCTTCCGTCACGACCCGTAGTTTTGTGTCACCCTTTGAAACTCGTAAGCTGATTACCTGCGAATCTACGTCTATCAACTGCGTGACTGCTTCGCTGTTATCGATAAAGATCGGCACTGTAATTCCGTAGTGCTGGAATAGAGTGTTGATGATATCCAAACCTACATTGATGCACCCTGCATTATTCAGTCCCTCTCCATATGGAATGCCTTTATACATTGTTTTGCAGACTTCCTGAAGCCCACCGTTGATCTGCGACTCGAACAACTTGAAGCGTGCATATTTGAATTTGGAGTTGATTTTGTTTTCCAGAAGATTGACCTTAGCTTTAATGAACTCGTTCGCCAAGAATTCCTGGCCTTCCAATTCCTCATAAGCTGCTGCCAGATCTTGTTGTTCCTGCTCTAGCTCCGCAATCCGATTTTTAATATGATCCACTTGACTAAATTTTGCTAAATCGGCCTGTAGCGCCTTTATCTCTTCCGCTAATTTCTGTTCTTCATCTCTTACTTTTTTCAAGGCAGCCTCCGAGGACTGACGTAGTTCTTGAATATCGCTCTCCAGCTGCTGACGTTGTTTTTGGATCTCTTTATACTCAGGAGTATCTTGAACGTCTGTCGCGGACTCTTCAACCTTCTGGATTTGTGTTTTTAATGAGACAATGCTTTCCTGCTCCAATGACTTAGCTTCCTCATAACCTTGAATCTCTTCTGACAGAACTTTGATTTTGGTTTTCAAATCTTCGCTTTCAGAAGCTAATTGTTTCCCTTGTTTTTGAATCTCTTCCAGCTTGTACGACTTCTCTTTGTTAAAAGCAGCAAGCGCATCTTCTTTTTGGCTGGCTAGCTTCTCTTCCGGTAACGCCTGGCCACATAGTGAGCAATGCGTATCCTCTTCAAAGTTGAATTCCTTCTTTTTCACGTCGTTCCATTCATTACGGAGCTGTTCCATCACTTGTTCTTTCTTAGTGATATCGCTCTGCATACTTTCGATATCATGTTTAACCCTGCGCTGCTTGTATTCAAAGTTATCCATGTTTTCCTGGTGCCTATTCAACTCACGTCGCAGCTGCAGCACACCATCATGTTCTTTCACTCTATGAGTATTCACTAAGTCAATCTGCTTGGTCTGCAGTTCTACCAATGCCCGCTGTTTGTTACCAATCTCCACGCCGTTCTGAATACTGTTATACTCTTCACTCTTAGCTGCTCTTTCTTTCTCTAGAAAACCCAACTCCGTTACAATTTCTTCTTTATTTAATCCGGATACGTCTGGCAAAGACCGGTGAGCTTCATCAATTCGAATAGGGATACGATCCAGCTCTTTATTGATGTCTTTTTGTTTGCCTGCAATAATTTTTTTATGATCTTCGATAGAGCGGCCATCCAAGATTTTCTGCAACTTGGCCAGCTTTTCATCCGAAGCAATTACCTCATCATCTGAAATCCCTCCGGCAATCTCCAGTAGCATATTTCTGCGCTCTTTCGGCTTCAGCACAACATTGAAATATGCTGGATTAGTCAACAGTTTAAAAATTCTCTCGTCTATCAATTCGGCAACTTTATCGTTGTATTCTTTCATATTCACAGGAACGCCATCCAGATAGTGATCTGTGGTGTGACCAGTGAACTCAGATGTAACTTGACCACGCTTTTTGGTGTACACTTCTTTATAAACTTTCTTCATGGTTAACTGTTTGCCATCCACCAAGAATGTCACTTCCACTGAATGATCCAGGGCATGTAACTCATTACCTTCTTGATCCTTTGTTTTGATACCGAAGTCTTTTTTGTTCATGCTATCCTTACCAAATAGAACCCATAAAAATGCATCATATATACTGGTTTTTCCAGTAGCATTTTCACCGAACACTTCGGCGTTTTTACCGTCTACAAGTAACTCAAAATGTTTTATTCCTTTGAAATTGGTTAACACTAGCTTTTGTAATCTCAACTTTTTCAAAAAGACTCTCCTCCGCATATTTGCTTTTTATTGAGGCATTCGCTTATACTGTAAATAACAATTTCTTATGCGAATGCCCCTACGATCGGTTCCTCAGGCCGGTCGTTTTTTCATGTTTCTGTACTGCTGCTGGCTGACAATCATCGTAAATTTTAGTCCTTCTCTTTCAAAATGCAGTTGGACCATATCCCCCGCCACAGTGAATACTTCCGGAATGATGTCATAATCCATAACTACCTGAGTGAATACCTGTGGACTCAACATAATCTCGTCTCCCCACATTGCACTGATACCTTTGTCATTGGCTGCCTTTACAACTTTTGAGATTTTGACTAACGTATCCATATCCATCTTTATCAACTCCTTATTTTGTATTGGAGACTCTCGGGATCTCCTCGGTGGGAACCAAGAAAGTTAGAAAGAGATTCATCGCACCCACCGAGGAAAGCCCGAAGGCTGTTCCTTTATTTCTTTTTTGGTGATATAATCAATTCACATAATCTATAGCAAGCATTGGATAAGCGTTGAACAGTTGCAGCTGTTTGGCGCTTTTTCTATTTCAGTGCATCTAACTTTCTCCAAGCTTCATCCTCCGACATGGCGAATATCTTAAGTTCTACATTGCGAATTGTTTGGCTTTCAAAAACAAATGTGTAGCCAGTTTGTTGAATTAAATTCCAGTTCTTACGCTTAAGCATTTCCTAACCTCCTATTACGCCTCTTTAATTGCATAAAGTTCAGCCTCTACGTCTTCCGCATTCATCTTCATAACCATTTCATAAGGGTAGCCGCATTCGAGAAGTAATACCTGGTTGCTAGAAATGTTCATTGGCAGTACTTTGCTGGATCGCATCACCCATAACTTTTCTTTTGTAACGAAGGCTGTGTCACTGAGTTTCTCCGATCTTTCAATCGCCAGCTGCTCGATTTCCTTTTTAGATGAAATAAGCTCTTCATCGACAACAACGACAACCGATTGTTTTTTCAAAACTTCCATTTCAACTAAGTATTTCAAGTAGGTAACCTCCTATGAGTTGATTAGGGTGTAATATAAGAAAACGAAAGTTAATATTGCTAGAATCCAAATTTTTAAAACATGCCCATCGAATCGGCTTTCTTTATTTGAGCTAGTCTCTCGCTGCTGCGAATAATCACGCCGCCGTTCCAAGTCTTTAGCACCCATTTATCGGTCACTCGCTTTCTGTCGATGCCCCAGTTAAGGGAAATAGAGTCAAGTACACATTCTGAGGATTGGTCCGTATCTACAATCTGCAACGCCAGGTCCTCAACCTCATTAAGTTGAGATTCCGATAGCGGCATATCCGGCTTGATGTCGGCGTAAATCTCCAATAACCTCCGTGTAGCTTGCCGCCCTTCTTCCAACTGCTCCAGATGATTTACCAATTGGCTCGCCAGATCTCTGATTAGCCGCGGATGTGTTGGAGGAAGTGCAGTCCCATGGATATAAAGGATCGCCTTTTCTGTGACTGCATCATCAACTGCTCTACACCAATCAATAGCCAGATCCAGTGGGCAAACAGCAGTACCATCCTCGATATTAGACAGCCTTGCAGGACTGATCCCTAACGCCTCCGCTAGCTGTTTTTTCTGTCTCATGTTCGCATTGACAGAGCGCTCACGGGCAGTTTTCAAAAGTGAAGGTATCGCTGAAGGTCGATAAATTGTGGTGTAAGTTTTTTTGTTCTCCATTTTGTTCGACTCCTTTTATTGGGTAATAGTTAGTAGAATTGAATTAAGAAATACTTGCTTTCAGAGAATCCATCGATTGGCGCTTTTTCCATTCATCAAGTGCCCATCGTTCAAAGCGGTACATACTTCTGATCTTGTAATGAGGAAGCTGCTTTTTCCGAGACATTCTATATACGGTATCTTCAGAGATACCCAGGTACTCTGCAGCTTGCTTTACAGTAAGGTCAGGCATTCCGTCTTCCTCCTTGTGTTTCATTTAGTCGAAGCCTAATTTACAAGGCCTCTTGGAAGTCGCTAACGTCAACACCGAACTCAATAGCCATTTCTTTAACAACTTGGATGTAGATTTCAACAAGACGTTTCTCTTCTTGAATCACATCCAACTTATTGATCTTGTTGACATATGATTTTGGCATCCCCTTAGCTGCAGCTCGCTGCTTACGATTATTTAATCGAAGTTCCAACTTGCAACCAGCTCGCTTCTCAAAGCGTTCATAACTTAAAATTACAACGCTGCGCTGGGGTTCAATGCCTGTCCAATTTCTTGCAATTCGTTTAAGGATGACACTAACCTTTTCTCTCCATCCAACACTGGAAATTGAGACTATGTTAGAAATATTGTTTACTCGACCTTCTAGCTGAGTCATCCGCTGCTCTTGCTGGACTAATTGATTAATGGTGCCTTGCAGAATCTCTAGTTCAGATTTCGGTGCATATGGCTGACGGAGTTTTTTCTCGACCGAGATAAAATACTTTCGTATTGCTCGTCCTTGCTCATTGTTTTCAACCATTGCTATCTCTTTAGCGGTGTCCAAACTGAGGAGATATTCTTGCTTAGGACGGCCACCAAGTGAATCTCCCAATATTGGGAGAAAGTCTTCACCCTTTATGAATCCGTACTTATCAATTCGATCTTGAATCCATGTAGTAAACCTTTTTCCAACCAATAATTGCTCATGTAACTCTCTGGCATTAACGACTTTGTTTCCTTCATTTGTTTCATAAACCGGTAACATCTCATCAGCAACAACCTTTAAATTGTTCAATGAGTGAACCTCCTTTTTTGTTTCGTCTTCACGTACTGCAGAGAACGTCCGATCCTGGCAATGACCTGCATGTATTCTGGTGGGGCTCATATCGTCGCTCCCTCTCGCTTTCAGGCGCTCTGTGCAGTACGTGAATATTTTCGCATTGTTATGCTGTGTTACTTGACGTTTCGTGTAGTTTAACTTCAAAAAAAAGCTCTTGAACTGATTTGTTATAATGATCAGCTATTCTTATCTTAATATCATCTTTAGGAATTCTCTTACCTGTTTCGTACATAGCAAGTGCACTTTCACTGATATCAAGCGCTTTTGCGATGTTTGCTCTTGGGATGTCCCCACGAAGCTTTGAGAGTTTCTTTCCGATTTTAGCTCGATCCATTCCCTCACCACCTTCACATTTCGTGTTGCTGTAATACAAATATAAACTTCACGATTCGTCTTGTCAACACATTTCGTGAAGAAAATAAAAAATCATCACGTTTCGTGATATATTAGACAGGGTGATGTATATGGATACCTTTGGCGATAGACTAAGGGAGTTAAGAAAAAAGAAAAAACTTAACCAGAAAGACTTGGGCAAATTGTTAGGAGTTGCTGAGAGTACAATAAGTATGTATGAACGTAATGGCCGGCAACCTGATTTTGATATGCAAGAAAAAATAGCGAATTTTTTTAATGTATCCATTGATTACTTAGTACGTGGAAAAGAAAGTTCCCTTAAAGAACAAGCTGAAGAAGCATACAATGATCCTGATTTTCAATATGCAATGCGTAGCCTTAATGGAATGAATCAGGAAACTAAAGAGGAAGTTCTTAATTTCATCGAATATGTGTTACAAAGGGAAAAGGGACGGAAACCTGGTCAAAGGCAGCCAAACCTTCCTCGATTTAATAAGGAGTGATTGAATGAATGCAAAAGAAGTCCGAAAAGGAATAGAGGAAGCTAATGCCCGCTCAACAATCGGAGGAATCTTGATTGCAGAAGTTGTATTCACATCCTTAATGGCGATGGTACCGATTTGGCATTGGATAGGGGCAGTGATTGCTTTACCATTGTTATTGATTCTGTTAGTACCTAGAAAGACTAGAAGATATGGTCTCGTTGTATTAACTTTATGTGTCTCGTTATCTGTTGCTTACATGTTCTTTTTAGGAACTGGTATTATTGGTGCAGTTATAGCATTTATTGTAACTCTACTGGTTATAGGTTTTATTAATAGAGGTTTCTATGGTGCATCGTTAGATGACTGGGAAGATGAAAAGAGAGAGAAAGAAATCATCAGAAGATAAAGACCCTTTGCGGTTTTTATTTTTACCCATCAATCGAACATAAGTTCTCTTTTTTTGCTAAGAGGGGTGCAATTATGAATTATTGTTTTTCACAAATAGAAGAAGACGTTAGAAGTATATACAACAAACTGGGTTTTAAAGAACCTGCAGATATTGACATGATAGAAGTCGCCAAATACTTTGATGTATGGATTCACTTATGGCCTGGCGAAAGTAAAAATTCCAAAATCTTCGGATTTAAGAGCATATACATCAATCAAGACTTGAACTACAGGCAGATTTGGACAACCTTTGCGCATGAACTTAGGCATGCACTTGTTCATACAGGAAACCAAAATAACATGCACTATCTTTTCCGTGAGTATCAAGAGTATGACGCTAATCGCTTCATGTATCACTTCTGTATGCCAAGTTTCATGCTGCTAAAGATTGATCCGCTACCAACTTTTAAAGAGACTGTTTTTTATTTGGCTAATCTTTTTAAAGTCGACTATAAATTTGCAGAAAAAAGATACATAGATTTCTTAAATAAAAAGAAGGCGCATTTATACGCATATTGCTAGGAAGGATGATGAAGATGAGTCACTATAGAGAAAAAAAGCCAGGCGTTTATGAGTTTTGCATTGAACTTGGATATGATTCTCTCGGAAAGCGTATAAGAAAGTATCGGACACTTCCTTGTAAAGGTGAGAGAGAAGCCAAAAAGATGGTAGCTCGATTGGAAGTGGAATTATCCGATCAGAATCACATTGATAGTGACAATATTAAATTTGATGCCCTATATGAAAACTGGAAGAAGGAATATGCACCTTCTACACTTGATCCTCTCACACAAGAAGGATATGAGTATGTCTTTGAGGCACATATATTACCTCACTTTAAGAAGGCCACAGTTAAAGATATAAAGGCACGTGATATTATTCGTTTCTTAGATGCAGGTATAAAACGTGGAGACGGACAATACGGTATTGAAAGGCGGCATAGATGTATTCGCAGCATATTTAAATATGCTGCGAAGTACGACTACATCAGTAAGGATGTCTCGCTAGATGTACCCAAACCCAAAATTCGGGCCCGCAAGAAAGAAGTTTATGACTCTGATGAGATTGCACATATTTTTGATCTGCTAGAAAAGAATGCAGTAAATAAGCGGCAGAAATTGATGATTACTTTAGCTTTAACAGGTGGGTTACGACGTGGTGAAGTTATGGGGATAGATATGGATGAGGATATCGACTTTGAAAATAACTGTATCTATATAAAACGATCCGTTCAGTATACCAAGCAGCATGGTCTACGTGTAAAGTCTACTAAAACTGATGAAGAACGCACTGTTACTTTTGATGAAATTACCATGAAAGAGATATATGAGTACCGCAGAGAACGGAAGAAGGAAATAATGAAGATCCGTGATGAATATAAGGGATATAGAGATATCTATGGAAATCCAGTTAACCTTTTATTTGCTCATGTTGACGGGACACCATATGCCCCACATACTGTGTCACAATTTTGGAGACGTATTGTAAAAAGATACGATTTGAAGAAAATATCCTTTCATGACCTACGTCACTCATCTGCAACCTATTTATTGAGTAAAGGATATAATATGAAAGCCATTCAAGAGCGCTTAGGACATAAAGATTACAAGACAACAATGAACCTGTATGCCCATGTTACGAAGAAGATGGAGACAGAGACAGGAAATGCATTTTTGGAGGTACGAGCACGTAAAAATTGAGTTTGGGCGGTCAGCTGGACGGTCAGCCTCATGAACACTCTAACCGAACAGCTAAATTAAGTACGAAAAAGCCCCGAAAACACTGAGTTTCCGGGGCTTTTCTTCTAAGCTTCCTAGCGGACTTGAACCGCTGACCCCCACCTTACCATGGTGGTGCTCTACCGACTGAGCTAAGGAAGCAATGGCTCCACAGGCAGGATTCGAACCTGCGACCGATCGGTTAACAGCCGATAGCTC